CTGCAATTAACTGACGCTCTGTTGGAGCTGCACCAAGTGCACCTGCCTCTAGACCAAGGGTATCCTTCTTTGAAGTTCCTGTGCCTGTTGTTGATAGAGTTGATGCTGGCTGTCCAAATACTGTTGCAATGTTCTCAAGAGTACCTTCTGACATTTCTGTTGCAATCATAACTTCCATCGCTGACTTGAACAGCTTAGCTGTATCAAGCAACTGATCTACAGTTACTGAGTCGAATGTTGGGTTGTATGTGATTTGAAGACCATTGTTAGTAAAACCAACGTTACGGTATCCAAACTTTCCTGCTGTCTGATCAACAGCATTCAATGTGTTAGCGTATGATACGCCTGTTGCAAATGCTGGTACGCCTACAGTGTTAGCTCCTGAAGCACGAAGAACTCCTGCTTCTGCGTTTTCGATGTAATCAGCGTCGTTAACGTCAATAGTTGACAAGAACAGTGGTGACGCACCGACTAGAATATTTCTAGCATTACCTACGGATTGTGCCATAGTTTTTTTCCTCCTATATTTCAATATATATATATTTAAATCTTAAATTCAAGCTGGCTAGGCTTCTTTCCTCTTAAGCCAAGTTTATATTAGTATGGGTAAAAACGCAAACCTTAGAGGAATCTACCCAGTGTGCTTGAAGCCCCATTGGTGTCTGTGTCTCTTGAGTACTTTATCTCTAGGATAATCTCAGAGGAAAAGAATCCTTGAAGCTCTTCAGATGGCGCCGTTGGGGATATGTCGGCTATATGTACGCTATGGAATTTAAACTTATCCGAAAGTCCTGCCCATCTGTTTATATCTCTAGCCGACTCGTCCATTCTTCTAAACTCATCTGTCATGTAATTTCTAATCTCATTGATTTCGGCCACCGAAGTTGAATATACGGTAAACAAAATCTGCTCGCAGCATATTAGCCAATTGTCTTCATAGGACATGCCAATTTTGTCATAGACAATATGCTTCTTTCCGCTCATAAATTGGTTTAGCTCTGGGGCCTGCTGAACTGGAATAATTGGGACAATATTCTCGTTTAGATTATCGCTCCAATAATCTTCTTCATTAAAGATTTCTCTGGTTCGTAGCTCTTCCCATAAGTACTTTCTTAGCTCTAGCATTGCATCTAGCTTATAGTTAGCGGTCACATTGCACCTCCAAATGCTAATGTTAAGGCGTCGTCAGCCTGAGATCTAATTGTGTTTGATGAAAAAGAATACTGAACTTTTTTAATGTTGGCTGGCACTTTCAAAGCTTTTGTAATACTTGAGTTAAATAGCTTTTGGAATCCAGATCTTTTAATTGAGTCATTTACCAGATTGCCGCTAAAGAATCTTGAGTGAGCTAATGTAAACTGATTGGTAGCAGCAGATCCACCAGGACGCTTTACAGTAACAGATGCACCTTTTGGCATAAATATTGTTTCATCATCAACCTGAAATACAAGTCTTTCAGCATTCTTTGGTCTAATTACTAGTGGCTTTCCCTGTTCCATTATTGAAGCCTTATTTGCAAACACGTGTCTACGTCTACCGCTTTGGGATGGAACCATTGATTTTGATGGAAGGAATGTATAGTCAATTCCAAATGATAGGCCTATCTGTGCGGTCTTATTTAATCTAAATAGTCTTGCCGTCTTGTTGCCAGCCTTTTTCCATTCATAAACATGATGCAACGATTTGGGCTTATTTCTAGCAAGTGCATCTATATAGTTGCCAAAGTCTGAGTTAATTTGATCGAATACTATTTTGCCAAATGCATTTTGAAATGACCTGTTTGTTGTTAGTTTAGATATAACTGCTGCTTCATAGTATACGTATGCCGATATCTGAGCCACTGTGCTATCTTTTAATGGCCCGCTTTGATTTGAGTGCATCATTCTTTCAAGTCCACTTGCTGCTTGAATCAGCATTGCGCTATTGTCCAAGTTGCTGATTCTCCGATCTCTTAAGTGATGAGCTATATGCGATTACTCTTCCAAACGGATCTGTCATTGGGGTTGTGCCCATAACTTCAAAAACCGTTGGGGAATCGGTTGGATAATTAATCTCTTGCCAAATAACATTATTATCTGAATCTCTTATGTTTGTTACTTTTTCTCTAGCTGTTAATTTTTCTGACGTCCTTACTTGAAGAACTTGGTCGTCTACATATTTGTTTGAGAATGTTTGTCTATTTCCAGAACCAGTTGTAGAGGTATTGCTAATAATGCCTTTTGCGTGACAGGCTAAAGTTCTACTATAGTTCCACTCTTTTACTATGGCACCAGTGTCTGGGTCTTGAACTTCATATTGTCTATATACATCTAAATTCATAGACAAGACGGAGTCTACGATACTGCTCATTATATAATCTCTGCTTTAATTGTTAAGACATAGTCAGCTAGAAGGCTATCTGCAAAAGCATTACCTGTGCCTGTATAGGCATCTCCTGTATACTCAAAATCCCAATCAAATGTTGATATAGACTTAACATATTTGTTTCTCCATGTGGTGTCTTTAGAGAAATAGTCTTTCATTAGCTCAATGGCTGCAAGTTGTACATTACCTGGAACTTCGCTCCAACCAAATCTTCCAGTTACTTTATACGGGACTCCTGAATTAAACAGTCCTGAGTAATCATGTATACTTGGTGGAACCATACCGTTTGCTGTGTAAACCGTATTATCCACTAGACCTGCTCTATTAACCCTAATCCCATATCCGCTTTCAGAAATTTGAACAGGAAAATTCCAGTTATTAATATTATTAATGTTATCTAGTAGAAGGGTGTCATTCATTGTCAGGCTATGAAGTGCATTTATTTTAGCTGGCAATGGAAGTGTATCTGAATCATATCCATAGGCCACATACACATCGTCATAAAGGAAAAAGCTTTGATCGGTGTACTGCTCAATTTGCTTGCGGGCGTATCTCTCTGCTCTTAATAATTCTTTATATGATTTATATCCTGGATCAGATGGGTCTGTGCTAAATCCTAAATCTTGTACGTTGTTAAAATCTACATATGGGGTTATTACAAATACAGTGTCTGACTTTGTAACAGCCGTTCCACCTACAGAGTATTCCCACTGTAACTTTAGAGTCCTATTTCTATTAGTTAGAGCATAAGGAACATTTACAACATATGTTCCAGGATTATTTTCATCTAGCGAAGCTGTCAGAGTATTTAACAAGGTCGTTGGAAGTACGGCAGGGTTAATTGTTGCATCTAGAGTTATGTCATATATCTTAACAATAGGCAATGAATCTGTGACTGCAATTTCACCGTTCCAAAATACTTGATGAACGATTGGTGATTGTGATTTAATTAAAACCTCTGCCATTTTATTGACTTAGTTTAGCTGTAGTACTCCTGGACTTCTCTAGGAGATGCTAACCTAAAGCCTTCCTCCTTATCGAAAATTTCTTGAGCAATATCTTCAGGAACTGCTACGAATGGGTGTTCTTTGGTAAAGGTTACTCCCATAATATCAAACCTAAAGTTCTCTCTTGTCATTCTTACTAATACTGTATTTTCTGGCTGTGCTGCTTTTGGATCAAACTTTGGCAATACTTCTACTGACATTTCTTCTGACTCTTCTTCTATCTTTTTAATAGTGCTGTTATATACAGACCATGTAACGCCCTCTTCTGCGAGGGAGGCAATAATGTCGGCCTTAGTCTTTAGGCCGTCGGCATCGACTGCAAAGTCTTCTGCGATCTTTTTTAGCTCTGATATCTTTAATGTCTCAAATGACATGGAAATCTCCTATTTCTACTTAAAGCAATTATAGCATTGTTAAATTAAAATGAAAAGCCCCCAAAATTAATTGGGGGCCTTTCCAGCTGATTAAATCCTAATTAATTAGGAAGCAACCTTAACGTTGCGAACAACTACCCAGGCGTCTGCCTGCTCGATCTGAACGCCAACACGAGTATACAATGTGTACTCGATTGAGTCCTTACGTGGCTCGAAGAAGCGGTAAACTGTTACATCACGCTTGATACCAATAACTACGTTATTTGGGAATGTCAAGTGGACGTCGCCGTGTACTCCTGATGGAGATGTGTATGAACCTGTTTGTGTCTCAGGAAGAAGTGGTACTTCAACAATCGGAATACCGAATGCGAATGGTGCCACATATCCTGCTGGTCCACCTAGAGGTGCAACTCCACCACGGATTACGCTTGATGCGATATCTTGTGGAATTGTCTGGTTTGTTCCAATGCTGTTAGCATATAGGAAATCCTGAATCAGGTTTGATCCTGCTAGGAAGCGAAGGTCTGCACGACGTTGCTTGTACTTACGTGGCATTGCCTTGAGTGCTTTGTTAAACAACTCACGGCTTACGCCTGCTCCAAGAGCATCTACTACGTGTGCATTAGCCTTTGCCTTCTTTACAACGCCATCAAATGACTTGTATAGGGCATCGCCTGTTAGTGCAGTATCTCCATTGAGGATTACATCTTCAATGTCATTACCTGCCTGTGTTGCCATCAAACGTGCAATATGATCTTCAAGATCTGCACCTTCGATGTTATCTTCTAGTGACTCTGTTGAAAGTTCCCAGTCCATGCGGAGCTTCTTTGTTGTCAAAGAGATTTTTGAGAAAGTTACTGCGCCATTTACGGCTGTATTGTCACCTTCGGTTGCAAGCTTCATAAGCTTCTCACCAACGGACATACGATCAATCTCAGATGTGTCTGCCTTCATACGAACTGTACGGGCGACCTTACCAATTACGGTAGCGTCGAACATGTAGTCCAGGAAGCGAGCTGATTGTTCTGCGTTTAGGAGACCAGCATTGCCTGCCTCGCCAGCTTTATGCTGACCAGCGACACCTGTAACTCCTGCAAAAGTACCTGTTGCAGTTGTACCTGCAGCGATAGCTTTTTCTAAGTTTTCATTACTCATTTTATATTTTCACCTACCTTTATTTTAGTTAAAAATTTCGTTCACGGAACCAAGGAAAGAACCGTTCCACTTTGATTTTTTGATCATTACTTCCTGAGACCCGCCAAGGTCAGAGGACTTCTTAATTGCAGTCTCTGATTCTACTGCATCGACACGCTTTTGTACACCATCAATCGTGTTCTTGATATTTTCAACAGCAGTTGAGAGTGCTGTGTGTTGTTCTGCCAACTCTGAAATTCGGCTATCTACGCTCTTGCTGAACGCTTCAACTGTATCTTTAATTGTTGAAACCTGTACTGCATTTGCTTCTGTAGCCTTATTCAATGTCTCTGAGAAAAATCCCTTAAGGTCGCCAAGCATTTTAGCAAAATCAGGTTCATCAACCATAACTTCTGATACATCGGCTGCTTTTTCTAGAGTTTCGGCAGGAGCGTCTTCTACTGGTGCTTCTACAACTGCTGGTGCTTCTTCAGCAACAACTGGTGCGTCTGCTACTACAGTCTCTTCGACTGCTGTGTTTTCTGTGTTTTCTGACACTTCATTACCTCCTTCTATGTCTGCCTGTTTTGCAATTTGTGTTTCAGGCGTGGACAATCTTGATTTTTTATGTAAATCAAGAATCTTGTTTATTTCTTTTGCTTTGTTAACATCGTTTGACTCTACCCATCCAATTAGTGTTGCAGGCTTTCCTGTAACTGGGGAATCATATGATGATTCTGTTGAAATAAATACTGAGTCTGAGTCTGCACAATAAAAAATGTTTTCTGCTTTTACTTCAGTTGCTATTCCTTTAAATATTAGTTCGCCGTTCATCTTAGATATAGACAAGATGTTGCATAGCTCGTTTGCTGGAGAGTCGACAATTGAAAGTTCCATCAATGAATAATCTTTGATAAATCTTGTAGTCTTACCAGTTGCTTT